TAACAAGAAAGACAGAAAAAGGTACTGCTATAGCTTCTGCAACAACTACATATAGAGATAAAGTTAGAACTGCCTGTGATACAATAGAAACAAAGATAAATAATTGTAGTAGTCTTGCAGACTTTATCAAGTTATTTGATGTTCCAAAAGATTCAGACGGCAATACTACTGGCAATGCACCTATTTATGATTTCCCTGATGAGGCTTAAAAATGGCTAAACCAACATTACAAGATGTTCATCTAAAACTTGAAAAACATTTAGCAGTTAGTGATGAAAGGTGGAAAGAAACTATACTTAGAATAAAACGTATGGAACATATTATGATTGGCACATCTGGTACTGCTATTGTTATGCTTATAGGTTTGTTGGTTAGGTAATGTATGACTGCTTTTATGTTAGCTTGTTATATGAATGGTGTTTTACAGGGAGCAATATATTTTAAATCTGTTAAGGATTGTACATTTTATTCAGAAAATTTAAGTGGGCAAACATTTGACACAGATATGGGAACTCAAGAATATGATTGTATGTGTAAGCTAGTTCCAAGTGTTAATCCAGATAAAGTAAGAGTATATTAATGACGCAAAAAAAATTACAGAAAGATTCGATATTAAACGAATATGATCTCGATGGCGATGATACGATTACAGATGATGAGCTTCAAAGAGCTAAGGAAATAAAAGAAACAGAAACTAAACTTAGAAAAAATTTAGCACAACTACGCATGGCTAGATATACATTAATTGGTATGGGAATATTTACAGTTGCTATGTTTTTAGTTCCAATTGATAGAGTAAATGCTTTGAGTGATATATCAAACTTGTTTTATATAAGTGGTGCTGGTATTGTAGGAACATATATGGGAACATCAGCATATATGCAAAAGAATGGAGTAAAATAATGTTACAAGCATTAATTGGTCCTGTTACAAATTTAGTTGGTAAATTTATAGAGGACAAAGACCAAAAAAATAAACTAGCTCACGAACTTGCAACAATGGCAGAGAATCATGCTCAGGAACTTGCAAAAGGTCAAATAGAAATAAACAAAGCAGAAGCTAGTCACAAATCAATATTCGTTGCAGGTTGGCGACCTTTTATTGGATGGACTTGCGGGATAGCTTTATGCTGGCATTTTGTATTGGCACCAATAACTGTATTCTTATGTGCATATTTAGGTATTATAATTCCAGAACTTCCTACATTTGATATGGGTTCGTTAATGACTGTGCTTATGGGGATGCTTGGTTTAGGTGGCTTAAGAACTTATGAGAAGCAGAAAGGTTTAACAAAATAACGCAGGATTTATTTAGGCATCTAAGAATACATACGAGGAAAAGAATGGATATAGAAATTTTAAAAAAAGAGCTTGCTGAAGATGAAGGTTGCAAAACTGAAATATATTTAGATCATCTCGGATATAAAACATTTGGTATTGGTCATCTTGTTAGAGCTAAAGATCCAGAAAATGATATGGATGTAGGAACACCAGTTTCTGATCAGAGAGTGGCAGAGTGTTTTTCTGAAGATATCGATAAAGTTATAGAAGATTGCATTATATTATATGAGGACTTTTATACTTTACCAGATGAAGTACAATTAATTGTTGCTAACATGATGTTTAATTTAGGAAGACCAAGATTAACTAATTTTGTTCGTATGCGACAAGCTGTTAATAAACATGATTGGCAAGAAGCAGCAATACAAATGAAAGATAGTAAATGGTACAAGCAAGTTCCTAATAGAGCTGAAAGACTTTGTGAAAGAATGAGGAATGTCTCGTAATGCCTTTGCAACTTTTAAAATTTAAGCCAGGAATCGTAAAAGATATTACAGAATATTCTTCTGGTAAGAATGGTCCTTTTTACACTGATGGAAATTTAGTTAGATTTAGAAATGGATATCCAACAAAAATAGGTGGATGGCAACAAGAAACATATCAATTTAATGGCGATACATCAATACAAACAGTGACAGGAAAAGTAAAAAGAATACTTGCATGGAGAGCCAACAGTGATGGTTCAGACAGAATAGCAATAGGCACACACAATCATTTATATATTATAAAAGATAATTTATTTTATGACATTACACCTTTAAGAAAAACAACATCAAATTTAAGCAATCCATTAGTGGTAACAAGTGGAAATACATTAGTCACAGTAACAGACAATAGTCATGGAGCATCTACAGGTGATTTTATTGTAATTAATAGTGCAACTGCTACCGGTGGGATAACTGCTGATACATTTAATAGATTACAAGGTTATCAAATAACAAAAGTAGATGATAATTCTTATACATTTGTTGCTGGAAGTGCAGCTACTGGTAATGCAACAGGTGGGGGAACAACTATTGATATAGCATATTTGATAGGTAATGCTGAAAATATAGGTGCGCAAAGTTCTGATCCAGCACTTGGTTGGGGTGTTGGTAGTTGGGGTGAAGGCACTTGGGGAACTGCAAGAGATGGCACATCTAATACTGTATCATTAGAAGCAGCACAATGGTCATTAAGTTTGTGGGGTGAAGATTTAATAGCTAATAATAGAGATGGGCAAATATATTATTGGGACACTTCTGGTGGTGAGACTACAAGAGCAGAGTTAGTTTCAGGAGAAACTGGTGCTTCAGGAGTTCCGACAAAAGTAAGATGTGTTACTGTATCATTTCCAGATAGACATTTAATAGCAGGTGGTGCAACACCATTAGGCTCTACAACAATTGATCCGATGCTTGTAAGATTTTCTGACCAAGAGGATTTTACAAAATTTACACCTACATCTACAAATACTGCAGGTGATCAAAGATTAGAGGTAGGAACAAAAATAATTACTATGTTGCCTACAAAAGATGAAACTTTTATACAAACTGATGAAGCAGCATATGGTATGACTTTTGTTGGTCCACCATTTACATTTTCTTTTAGATTATTAGCAGTTAATTGTGGTGCTGTGGCAATACATGGATCAGCCAATGTAGATGGCGATGTGTATTGGATAGGCAAAAGTAATTTTTTTGTATATAATGGTGCTGTCCAAGAGTTGCCTTGTTCTGTCCAATATTTTGTATTTGATAGAATGCAACCAGCTTATATCGATAAAACTTATGCAGCACATAATAAAAAATTTAATGAAATATCATGGTTCTATGTAAGTGAGGATAATTCATTAGGAACAGCAAATCCAGAGCCAGACAGCTATGTTACTTATAATTATATGGATAATGCTTGGTCAATAGGTACATTAAGTAGAAATGTATGGCATGATGCTGGTGGATTTAGAAATGTGCCTTTTGCTTTTGATAGTGATGGTAAATTATATAATCATGAAACCGGTACAAGTGACAATGGATCAGCAATGTCTGCACATATAGAAACTGGTGAGGTTGAAATAGATGCAACAGGGAATGCTTTGTTTTTAGTTGATAAGATTATTCCTGATGCGACTATGACATCAGACACTAATTTATATGTTGAGCTAAAAACAAGGAAATATCCTAGAGCAACAGAAATAACAAAAGGACCATTTACAGTCACAGCGACTACAGAAAAAATAAGTACAAGAGCAAAAGGAAGACAACTAGCAGTAAAATTATACAGCACAGGAACTGAAGACGAATGGTCTTTAGGAGATTTTAGAGTTAATGCAGATGCAGATGGATTGAGATGATTAGATTACCTTCACCAACAACTATGGAAAATTATGTGAGATGGGCAAGACAACTCATATCAACTCTTGAGTTACAGCAAAGAACAAATGAGTTAGCAACTTCTTCATCTACAAAAGAAGCAGAGGAAAACGCAGAAGCAAAGAGTTGGTTTAATGGCTAATAATTATAAAAATAGCAAAGTAGATCTGACAACAACAAATGTAACAACATTGTATACAGCCCCAGCTGCAGCTCAAGCTATTGTAAAATCTATATTAGTTTCTAATGATAGTGGCAGTCAAGATACTATAACATTAACAATTACAGATAGTGCAAGTGCAGTTTTTAGTATATATAAGTTAGAAAGCATTGGTGCTAATAGTAGTGAGGAATTATTAAAACAACCATTAATAGTAATGGAAAGTGAAATTTTAAAGGTAACAGCAGCAACAGCAGGAAGACTTCATGTTGTTGCTAGTTATTTAGAAATTACATAAGGAGTAAATTATGGCAGTCAAGCAAATGAATCCTGATGGCACAATAACTGGTGAAACTAATACTTTAGATAATAGACTTAATATTACTGGTAGTTCAATGGTTATGCCTGAAACAAAAGATGCTATTTATGGTGCTTTTGGAGACATTTTAAATATAGATGAAAATCAGAGCAAAGGTGTTGATCCAATAGTTTATAATGTATACCAACAGCGATCTCAACAATATCAAGACCCATCTATGTTACAATATACTTATGGCACTGGTGTAAATCCTGTTTTTGAATGGGTTAAAACAATACAAAGTGGAAAAAGAAGTTACAATCCTCAAAACCAGTTTGACGAAGATATGCTAGAAAAATATAAAGAGCAGTATGCTATTGGTAATGTTCCTGATGATTTAATGACTCCTGATATGATAATGAAACAAGTTGGTCAAGATATTGCTGCTGGTGTTGCTGTAAGAACAGGTGAACAGATTGGTCGTGCATTGGTTGATCCTTATTATGCCGGCAAAAGTATTCCACAAAAATTAGTTTCAGGTGTCACAGATACTTTTTCTGGTGGTCCATCTCAACTAATAGAGAAAACAGCTGATCTTAGCAAAAGTCAAATAAATGTTTTAGACAAAGGCAAAATGAGTTTAGCAAATAAAAAAATAGATTATACATTTGATCCAGAATTAGCAACTAAAGAAACTGCAGCAGCAGCAGGCAGAATGGATGAATTTTTATTAAGAGCTCCTGATAGGATAGATCTTAATGCTGGAGCTAAAGGAACAACTCCAAGATATGCTTATCCTCAGGATGCTTCTGCTCCTCAAAAACTCGCAGGAGTATCAGGTATTGAAGATGCTGCTGTCGCATCTAAAGGTGGATTTACAAATGTAGCCGGTGGGACAGATGCAGTTTCTCAAAGCTATTTTAGTAAAGTTGGCGACAGATTAACTTCTTCTCAGAACTGGGCAGGTGCAGCAGGTGCAGGTGCAACTAATTTTGTAGTTCAGCTTGCTATGGGTGCAGATCCTAAAAAAGCTGCAAAGTCTGCAGCAGCAGGAACAGTTGGAACTGCTATTGGTAATGCTTTACTTCCAGGAATCGGAGGAGTTATAGGTGGAACAATTGGTAGTGCTTTAGGTGGCAGAGTTATATGTAATGAATTATGTAGAAAAGGTCTTATAGATAGGAAGATGTTAATTAATGATTATAAATTTACAAGAGATTATTTGACTACAAATCATGTTAATGGATATCATTTATGGGCAATATGGATGGTAAAACAATTAAGACAAAACAGATTTCTTAAATTATGGCAACATATAGTCACTCATAGAGGCAATGAGATCGCATATATATATG